CTGGTCAGGGCGGTGCAGACACCCGTGCGGCTCTGTCTGAGGGCTTCTATCAGCAGGATACCTCCCGCTCTTTGGCGGGCATCCAGAGCGGTATCTGCTCTCTGGGCTATGACCAGCTGGCACAAATGAACGGCGTAAACACCAACATTGCGAACGGCTTTGCAGGCGTGAACAGTGCTATCTGTCAGCTTGGCTACCAGAACGCACAGCTGGTAAACGGTCTGGAACGCAGCGTGTCCAATGGTGACAACGCCATCAGCCTTGCTATCATGCAGGAGGGCAACGCACGGCAGGCTGGCCAGACCGCACTTGCTACGCAGCTGGCATCTTGCTGCTGCGAGAACAAGCAGCTGATCGGCGACCTGAAGTACACCATCGCAACGGAGGACTGCTCTACCCGTCAGGCTATCGCAGACAACGCCCGTGCCATCGTGGACAACTGCAACGCCAACTTCCGCAGCATGATGGACTACTTCACGCAGGATAAGATTGCCACTCTGACCGCTGAGAACCAGAACCTCAAGTTCGCCGCTTCTCAGGATCGCCAGAATGCGCTTCTGACCACCGTGATGTCCCAGCAGACCGATACCATCCTGAACCGGGTCAATCCTCGTCCGATTCCCGCTTATCAGGTGGCAAACCCCAACGTGGGCGTGAACTGCTGCGGCTGCTGCTAACCAACACACTCCCCGATAACACCGGGTGAACCATCGGGGCAGGGGTAAGACACCTCTGCCCCTGATTTTTTAGGAGGAAAAACATTATGGCTTGCAAAACAAGCTGCCGTCTGTGCCCGCACCTCGTCATCTCGGATGCGGTGACGTTCGCCAATGACACGCTGACCATCAACATCCCTGCTGGCGCATACCAGAACGGAGAGAAGTATTGCATCGTGGTTGCCCAGAGCATCCCGGACACGACCACCATCAACGCCCCTGTGGTCATTACCATTGGCGCAGGCACTACCGCATACCCTCTGACCGACTGCAACTGCGCTCAGGCAACCGCCGAGAGCATCCACACTCGCACCCGCTACGCTACCCGTGTGGCAACGTCTGCGACCGGCACAGGCACGTTCAAGTATCTTGGCTGCTTCTGCCGCTCCCACGCCGGTGCGCCCGCGTCCATTTCTTGAGGAGGTATAGATTATGGGCAAGAACACTTTTCGCCGCATGATGATGCTCCGTGAACACGACAAAGACCGTGAGCCGGAGCGTGACCGCCTTGAGGAAGAGCGTGACCGCAGGGAACGTGAGATGGAACGCCGTCTGCGTAAGCTGGAAGGCGGCAACGACCGCTATCCCTATTATCCGCAGGAAGAGAACCGCTACATCGATCCCTACCCTATCCCCCGCTACCCTAACGTAGAGAATGGGCGCAGAATGCCGCAAATCGGCTTCTCGCAGAACGGCGACTGGGATAAACGGTCTGGGCAGTACGAACGTGGCGGCGCAGACAGCCGCTCCATCAAGATGCCGCGCCAGCACCTCACCCACGATGAAGCGGAGGAATGGTGCGACAGTATGGTGAACGCCGACGGCACAAAAGGCTGTCACTGGACGCTGGAACAGACGCAGGACGTTGCGAAACAGCGCAACATCACCTGCGACCCGAACGATTTCTGGGCTGTTATGAACATGATGTACTCGGATTATTGTCAGGTCGCAAAGCGCCAGTCCGTTGACACTCCGGGCTTCTACGCTGACATGGCAAAGGCGTTCCTTGAGGACGCAGATGCCGCAGATGGCAAGGCGTATCTCTACTGGGATTGCATTGCTGATAAGTAAAACAAACCCCCTGTGTAGTCGTAATGACCGCACAGGGGTTCTTCTATTTTAACTTTAGAACTTAGTTTTTATCTGTTAAGCAGTTCTTTGATATAAAGCGTCTTAAAATTTTTCATATTAGGATGTTTGCTTCGAGCCATCTTTTCTGCCCGTTCTTCAACACTCAAAATACTTTCAAAGCCATCATTTGCATCAACAACATAGCGCATATAATCATGGTCGTGCTTATCATTCCAACCTTCAAAAAGAACAACGAACTTTTTCATAATGTATCTCTCCTAAATCTTATCTCCGATTTTTTGCATTGTGCTTTTGAGATTTGGCGCATCTGCTTCCGGCATTTTACGTTTGATGCCAATAATCGCTTGCGTGATTCCAGCTTTGTTTAACTGGTTTACAGACTTACGAAATACAAAATCAATGTTCACATTCGCCTTGATTGTTCCATCATCTTCAAGATAACAGTTTGGAATCCACACGTTTTGATTGCTTCCATTGATTTTGAAACGCTTTGCTTTGTAGCAACCGTAGTCCTCTCTTACAATCAGCTCAACAGGAATGCCTTTGTAATATTGAGTGTCAGTGTTGTACTTTTCAGCCAGTTTTGCTTTACGTTTTGCTACCTCTGCGTTGATTTTAGCTTGTTCCTCTTTGCTTCTGTGCTTGTGTGGCTTATATGTGCGCATTTTTCTCCTTTCGCATAGATTATTCTTCTTTGATGTGCATTAGTATATACAACGGAACGAATCTTTTCCAACTGTGGAAGTGTTTAGGATAGCGCCTAACAAGATACCAATCGCCAAACAAATGGAAAGTTGTGTAGTATTTTGCAATTCTTGCAACTCGCTCTTGTTTCGTCATATTAATTCCTCGGCATATCTGTGTAGTACAACTCCATATCTGCTTTGTACATATCAAGTTGTCTTTTGCTATCTAGAAGCGTGTTAAAGCTAAATCCCGCTACAAAAGATACGGCGATGGACAAAATCAAGTGCGCTGCAACCCATTTACCAGCTAAGATAAACGGAATCTAAACTGCTACAGCAAAGACATCGAACAAAAGAACGCAAATGCCGCGTTTGACCATTTTCTGTAAACGGCTAATACTTCCTTCGTAAAATTCTTTCGACCTCATCATACGTCAGTCCTCCATTGAACTCAGCTTTTATCTGGGACACGCAGTTCTTTTGCCAGCTTATCCAGTTGCGCTGCGAGTTCCCATTCATTGACCGTAATTGGAAATCGTTCATTGCCAGCAGAAGCGTTATCTTTCAAAAAGTTTGACACTGCAATCGCATAAGCGGAAAGATAATATCTGTTCATATTCATTCCTCCTAAATCTTAACTTTTATCGTCAATCCTCCAAGAAATCTTCCAGCTCAATCTTCCCCTCTGCCGCTGCGACAGCCAGAGCGTACACAAACTGTCCAATCGTCATTCCGTGCCGTCTAGCTTCACGGTTGATATACTTACGTTCTTCCTCGCTCATAAGGATGGTAATGCGCTTAGAACGTTTGCCGTCACCGCTTGCAACGCCCTGATGCGATTCCGGCATCGGGATTTTTTTCTTTGTCAAGCCAGCTTCTGCAAGTGCGCCGGGAACATCTCCCTGTTCGATAAGACGTTGAACTTCTTTCGCTTGTTTCAGCTTCTTCGGCTTACCTTCGCCTAACACGGCATCATTTGGCTGTCTTTCGTTGTCTTTGGCTTGCTTCGGCTTAATACTGCTTAATTCCGCTTCACTTGGCTGTGCATGGCTGTCTGTGGCTTCACTGGGCTTAATCTGTGCTTGTTCGGCATTATTCGGCTTTGTTTGGCTTACTTCTTCTTCCTTTGGCTCACTTCGGCTTAATGGCTGTTCCGAAAAAACAGGCTGGAAGTCAAACCCGCCAAGCAAACCCGTGGATTTTTTGCTGGTTGACTTCATTCTTCTTCCTCCCAATCTTCATCAAGGTCAGGAACGGTCGGCAACGGCATCCAGTGAGTTATATTATGCGGCTTTCCGCTTTTGTCCCGCCATTCCTTAAAATCTTCTTCATAGCCTACAATTTCTACATCGTATTCGTCTTTGCTAAACCCGATAACGTATGGGTTTAGTTCATCTGGCATTTCATCTTCTGATTTCGCCCATTGATTATTTGCAAGTTCTTTCTGCCACTTTTTGCAATATTTTTCAGCTAGATACCACTGAGAATGAAACGCCATTTCTTTCTCTTTATCGGAAAGGTCATTAAATGAAAAACCAAAATTGATAATGTAGACTTGCTCCGTGTCATCAGAACAAGTTGCATTCAAAAGATGTGGGTACAAATCGCTCATTTTTCTTTCCCCTCTACAATCTTCTTTGCCAGCTCTTTGAAATCCTCTGCGCTGGTACTCTTTGCCGTGTCACCGCTAAACAGGCTGTGCCGCTCTGCCTGCGCCTTACGAACGCCCATAGACGGTCTAATCTTCACGTCAAGCAGCTTTGTTCCCATGCTTTGTGCAATCACAGGGAGCTGCTCTACGACCTCTTTGGACAGGTTCTCACGGCTCTTGTACTGGTTCAGAAGCAGACCTTCAATCTTCAAAGTCGGGTTGAAGTATCTGCGAACGTCACCAATGGTCTGCGAAAGCTGGCTTAGTCCGGCAAGCGCATAGCGGTCTGCTGTGATGGGCACGATGATGCTGTTGGCGGCGATCAGAGCGTTTACAAGTGCAAGACCGAGCTGCGGGGGAGTGTCCAAAACAATGTAATCGTACTGTTCAGACACGGAATCCAGCGCTTCACGCAACCGGAAGTTCTTACCCATGTCCCGGACAAGCTGCTCGTCAATGTCCTTCAATGCGCTATCAGACGGCAGAATATCGCCAGCTTCACAGTGCTGGATTCCTTCTTTTACCGTACCTTGCCGGGTCATTACATCGAACAAGGTACACACATCTTCTGTCTGTGCGCCGTAAGTGTCCGTTGCGTTGCACTGGGCATCGCAGTCCACCAGTAACACCTTCTTGCCAAGCAACTGCAACGCACCAGCCAGACAGGTGCTTGTGGTGGTCTTTCCTGTGCCGCCCTTCTGGTTGGCGACAGCTATGATTTTTGCCATTTTATCACTCTTTCTTTATTCTTTCGGTGGTTCTGGTAAAGGCATCCAATGTGTTACGTTGCAAGGAAGTTCGCTCCCCGTTTCCAACCAATACCCATCGGATGACATGAATCCAAACATCATATCTGACGCATCGTCAAAAACAAGAACAGGCTCGCCAATAGCTGGAAGCTCGTCTTTCACACTTATCCACGCTGGATATGTGTCAGGAACATCAAAGCTATCTGCATCAATAGAATCAAGACAAGTCCCAATTCCACAAAGATACTCGCTGTCATTCGGACGATGAAGCGCTTCCACTTCGTTGTAATGGTTTTGCAGATAATCTCTTAGCTTGTCTGCATCAATCAGTCTCATACCTTCTCCTTTCTGCATCATCTGCTCAACGCGCTACGTCTTACTGCTCTTGTAATGCTTCAATGGAATAGAACGCTGGCATATACTTGTCTACGATACCCGCTTTGTCCACGCTTCTAATCAGATAGCCAACAGGTCTGTCGGGAAACGGAGACCTGTCCAAAGACAAAATGTCCTTATAAGCCGCCTTCACCGTGTCGTAAACCGCTTCTCTGCGTCTTGGTAGCTTGATTTCAGGATGCTCTTTCTTCATCCACTTCTCAACTACCTTCGCCACGTCAATGCAGTCCTGCTTTTCTAGTTCGTCACACACAGACCAGTCAAAGCCCTCGTATCCGCTTCTGCGGGGCTTTCTGGCGGCTTTTTGAGGTTCGGCCGATACTTCGCTTGCCTGAGCTTCAATCAGCGTCTCAGACGCTTTAATTTTGGGCTTGAACTTAACTGCCACAGCCTTTCGCGCCACAAGAACTGGTTCATAGGTCAACACGATGTCAGACACAGCATTGATTTCATCTACTGCAACGTCAAGCACTCGTTTGCGGAGATTCTTGTAAACATCGTAGCTTGCTTCCATCGCACCGAGCTGTTCTCTCAGTTTTTTCAGACTGATTTCATGCGGCTTACTGTCCATGTTCATCCAGTCACGAAGAATCGAATAAAGCAGAATGCTGTACTGAGACTTCATTCTTGACGTGTAACGCAGCCGATACCGAACATAGCCGCTTTCAGCAATGTCAAAGAAAATAGGGCGAAGGTCAGGGTTGCAAGTGATTGCCACAACATAAGACCTTGTTTCCGGCACATAGTCCAGTTTTGCCCTTGTGAAAAGGACAAAGCTCTCAAATGTTCCCTTTTCTTTGTCAATGGGAATCGACACAGTGTTGCCCAAAAAGTGCTTGATCTGCGGCTCAATCCTTCGTGCATCAAGGCTTTTTAACCCCAGCAGGTCTCTGTACTCTGCCAAAGTGAACTCCACACGGCTGCTGTTTGGGTCTCTCGGATTTATTCTTGACAAGTAAACCTCTAGCAACCGAAGCTCGCCTGCCGTGTAGTCCCTAAACTTTGCCCACACAAGGGATTTGCTTTTTTCAACAAGGTTGTTGTCGGATATTTTAGGCATCTGTTCGCCTCCTTTTCTAGCCTAAAAGCAGTATATCACAGCCATGGGGGACAAGTCAATACATTTTGTCCCCCATGGCTTGTCTTTTTGTCCCCCACAGGGTCGTCAAAACGTCCCCCATGACTTGTCAAAATGTCCCCCATGCTTTGTCATTTCGTCCCCCATCTACCTATTATATATTAAACAAGAAATAAACAAGAGGTTAAATATCATCGTTAAATAAGAGATGACGATAATTTTCAACAATTTCTTTGTTTTTCTATTCCAGCTTGTGGATAACTCAACCTTTCATTTGCTGAATAAAGTATTCCCGGTAATGATTAGTCTTATCTAACGTGTACAAAAAGTGGATGAAAAACTTTTAAGCCGGTGTTATGGGGGACAGATTGACAAGCCGACCAATCACAGACAATAAATTAACGACAACTCGTTATTTATTCCGCGAAAATGCTGTCGATTTACAGACTATGGGGGACGGAATGACAAGGCAAATTTGCCCGATAGGTGCACAAAAAGTGGATGAACGTGGACAAAATGTTCTTCAAAAACTGCGATAATTCGACAATCAGCGCAAAATGTTTTCTTCGTTGATGGTATAAGAATCGTTTCGCTTCATCGCCGCAGCTTCCCCACAGTCCTGTGCCTGATACAAAATCTGCATATTGGGTTGTGTTCCGTCTGGGTCTGGGTCGGTTTTGGTGGCCTGTGCCATTTCATAATGACCTGTGACAGTGCGGCAGACAGACACACGATCACGCAAAGTCGTATGAAGGTTGGCTACCATTTCGCACAGAACGGCAAGGTAATCTGAGCCGTGATTGCCATAGATCAGATAGCACAGCAAGTCAATTTCTTGCGGATGGGCTTCTTTGATATGCTCTATCAGCGCATCTCTCTTTCTCTTGGTGCTGGCATCGCCAGCCAGGCTTTCCAATAATCCGGGATGCAAACAGGTGTCTATGTACGGCTTGGCCGCAACACCGCAGCACACAAACCATTTTATGATAGTAGAAGCATCTGGGGTCATTGTCCCTTGCTCATAACGAAAGATGGATGTTCGGCCTATACCCATTTTGTCCGCAAGCTTCTGTTGGCTAAGCCCAGATTCCGCTCTTGCCATCTCTAACACTTTTGCCACTCGTATCCTATAATCATCCATAAATACCCCTCTTTCGACAAAATGACACAAAAGCAAAGAAATTAAACTGATATATTGTTCAAAATGTGAAACAATGATTGAAAAAAGTCGCTGTTCCATTGAAACAGCGAGATGTGGTATAATTGTATTGTCAAAAAATTCCAAATAGAAAGGAAATACAAAATGAAAGAAGCTGTAATCTGGAACCATGAACGTATGCCAATCATTGACGGAATGCCCGCCAGCGTTACCGATGGGCAGCCACACACACCTGAACCATGGGAGGAAAGCTAATGAACCGAACTGTAGATGCTCTGATTGTCCCATACGCCCGCAGACGGACGCTAGAGCTTGTTCTGAGCCTTTCTGGGTACGAAGCTGATAAAGATGCTTACCTTGAAGCAAAAGGCATCTTGGAACGTGCCGTAGCCGCCTTAGACGATGGACGAGACCCGGCAGACAACATCGAGCGCATTGACGGACAGCTTGTGGAACTGTGAAAGGAGAAGAAGATGGACTTTACGAATGGATTCTATAAAGCCGAGAACCCTGTCGTTCTTGAAGAAGTGAAAACTTTCCTCCAGTCAATGGAACGGCGTGGAGCAACCGTAAAAGACTTGGACGATGCCATTGTGCAGCTAAACAATGTTTCACACAGCATCAGCACAAACGCGCTTGTTAAAGCAGATGTTCTGGACAAGTTGCCTGAAAACCCCTTTCGTTCCATGCTCAACGGAATGTTACAAAGCAAAGGGTAACTTAAACTTAATGTGGCTCTTAATCATTGTCATCGCAATTTTCGGCTTCCCTGATGTGAAGTAATGGATGCGAAGAAAACGTTCAATTTTTACGAAGTTGTTAAAAATGCATTGACTTGACAACTAAAAGGTGTATAATCATATCAAATGAACGTCCGTACTTACCGATCGGGAGGATATGCCACAATGAGTGAACAGGAAAGAGCCAAGATTGACCGATTTATTGCATGGCTGCTGGAACATCCTGAAAAGATTCCGGCAGCGGAACAAGCACTAGACCTAGAGTAACAGAGAATCCCTTGCGCAGAGCTATACCAGCCCGGCACAAGGGATTCTTTTTATTTTACCGGGTCAGAACCACTTCTTTTTTCGGTTTCTACGGTAACGATATTTTCTGCTATTGCCATATAGCACACGGTCATTGCCTTTTAACAATGCCTGCATAAACCAAAAGCAAAAGGCACAGCCGCACAACAAGTAATACACGGGCTTGCCTCACATCTTCTCGATCAGGTTCATCAGCGCTTCGCGTTGCGCTGTCGGCATAGATTCAAGCTTTTTTCTAATCCGCTCCACTGCTGCATCAACTTCGCTTTGCGGCTGCTTGGACGGATTTTCTTTTTGTTCGCCAGTGAGCAGGTAGTCCACAGTAACAGCAAAGTATTGTGCTAACCTTGAAGCGTTATCGGAAGACGGCTTTGGGTCTTCGCCTTGTTCATACTTCTTTTTCCAGTAAGACCAAGACGATTTCGGCAGTCCAGCATCAATAACGGCTTTTGTCGGTGCAACATTCTTTGAATCGCATAATGCGAGGAAGTTGTCAAAAAACATATACTCAACCTTCTGTTGTTGTGCAAATTGCCAAAGTTCAACAAATTGAGCATAAGCCCTTGTAATGTTCAAAGAATTGTGCTTTAATAGTGCTATCAGGTTCAAGAAATTGAGCACAATTCCAATCGAATACAAGAGCAATGATTAAATGTTTGAACTTTGTTGACAACATTATATTATCACACTTTTAGTCTTTGTTCAAGTATTTGTACAAAGAAAGGGGAGAGAAAATTTGCGTCCAGAGTGGACGGGGGATGTTATTGGAAAACTTCATGTTCATGGGCTGTCTATTAAAGAACTTGCTGAGAGCATGGGGTACTCGCATGAATACCTAAGCGTCATCCTCAACGGCAAACGAGAACCTACTGGTATCAAAGAAAAGGTTGAAGATGCGGTAAACAAATTGATTGAGCAGAGAAAGGAAAGTGAAAATGGCAAACATTCAAGTTTTTGAATATCAGAACAACAAGGTTCGCACAGTTGATGTGGAAGGCGAAGCATGGTTTGTTCTGAAAGACGTGTGCGAAATTCTGCGCATGGATACTACCCAGCTTAAAAAGGTCGCCGACCGACTGGATGAAGATGAAAAGGGTCGTACCCTGATTACGACCCCCGGTGGAATGCAGGAAACATGGATTGTCAACGAAAGCGGTTTGTATCACGTCATCCTACGCAGCGACAAGCCAGAAGCGGCACCGTTCCGCAGATGGGTCACAAACGATGTGCTTCCTGAAATCCGTAAGACCGGAAGCTACAACGCACCGCAGCTTACCCGCTCACAGCTCCTTGCAACTGCGCTGATCGCAGCGCACGAAGAGCTGGAAGAGAAGGACAAACGGATTGCAGAGCTGACACCGGATGCAGAGTTTGCCAGGGCCGTGTGTATTGCAGACAACTGCCGGACAGCCACCAGCATCGCAAAGGACTACGGTTTGACTGCTGAAAAGCTGAACAAGCTGCTTTACAGCCAGCGAGTCCAGTACAAAGACAGCGATGGTCAGTGGGTGCTGTACAAACCCTATCAGGGTAAGGGCTACACCAAGAACCGCAAGGGCAAGGCCATTCAGCGCTCTAACAGCAAGACTTACATTCCAAATACAACGGTCTGGACGGTCGAGGGTGAAAAGCTCATCCATGAGCAACTCAAGAAGCTTGGCATCACGCCGAGAATCGAGATCAGGGCTGTTGCAGAACAGCAAGATTTCGGAGGATGGGAGGACTGAACATGGAGAAGATTATCACCTTGAAGGTAGACCTTGAATACCCAGAAGAAGCCAAGTTTGCCATTGACGCTGCGGCCAAGACCTACTCGGATTTCAAGCGTGAACAGGCGACAAGACGTTTTGTAGAAAATGGTTGTACGCCGGAAGATGCAAAGAAAATCGCAAAGTTTATCCAGTTTCTTGACCAGTGTTTTTCTGAACACAATGAAAGAGCCTTAAGAAAGGCAAGTGAAGTGGATGGAAATTAAATACTGTGAGCGCTGCGGTGTCTTTCTTGGCCTTGTAAATCCGTGCAAGAAATACTGTGAAGAATGTAAAATCATTGTTCGCAGAGAACGGCAGGCTCTTATAAAGAAAGGAATCAAGGCTAAGCCGGAACCGGCTTTATGCGCTTGGTGCAAGAAGCCAATGGTTCGGAAGGTCTGGTCTCAGAAGTATCACCCTGAATG